TGGCTGGTGCTGCGGCAATGCTTGTAATGTCCGCAGCCATTTTAGTCCTAGCGCCAGCGTTAATGATGCTCGGCTCTATGAATCTAGCAGAAATAGGATTAGCTTTATTGGCTCTGGTTGGTGTGTTTGCGGTTGTCGGAGTTGCAGGTTTGGTTCTAGCACCACTAACTCCTGTGATACTAGGATTGGCCGCAGCGATAGCACTGCTTGGCGTTGGTGTCTTTGCAATAGGTGCCGGATTACTTGCATTCTCAGCAGGATTAACCGCCCTAGCAGTAGCCGGAACAGCCGGAGCCGCAGCTTTAGTCATTGCCGTAACATCCATTATTAGTTTAATACCCATGGCTGTTGGCGCACTTGGTGAAGGATTATTGATGTTCATTCAAGTGATAGCCGATGGCACACCAATAATCATGCAAGCTTTGACTCAAATCATCATGGGTATGATTCAGGTTCTTGTCAGCTTAGCCCCTCAACTCGTCGATGCGATATTTGTCTTTCTTAACAAGATGCTAGATACAGCTCTGTCCAACGTTCCTAAGATGGTAGATGCAGGATTAAAGTTGTTGACTGGTATATTGGATGGAATACGTAAAAACATTGGCGATATTGTTGCCACAACATTATTAATCATTGCTGAGTTCTTAAAAGGATTGGCAGCTGGTATCCCAAGTGTTGTTTCGGCCGGTGTCGATATAATCGTGGCTTTCATCGGAGCAATCTCTAAAGAGAGAGTTAGGCTTATTGATGAAGGATTCAAGATGATAATCGATTTCGTCAATGGTCTTGCGGATGCAATACGCAATAATACGCCAACGCTTGTAACGGCCTTTGCAAATCTCGCAAGCGCGATGATTGAAGGTCTTGTTGGTGGGTTATTTGCAGGCATCAAAGGGGCTGTTGACGCTGTAAAGAATCTTGGTGGCGCCATAATCGATGGCTTCAAAGGCGTCCTTGGCATCGCATCGCCATCGAAAGTGTTTGAGGAATTCGGTGAAAATACCCCAGAGGGTTATATTGTTGGAATAAACAATAAAACCCCTGCTATGGTAGCCGCAGTAACAACAATGGCTTTGATAGCCGTTAAAGCTACAGAGGAAGCTTTCGGGATAAACGGCAAGAAATCAACAGTGTTTGAGGAATTTGGCGTAACTAATGCTGAGAGCTTCATTAGCGGTCTAACCGGTATGGGTAACGCAATAAAGGAATCATTTAAGACGGCGTTCGCTGGTGAGGAAAATGAAGAAGTTTTAAAGAGCATGACCGGCCTTATCGATGAAGCGCTGAAAACGATTGAACAGAGGTTGGAGTCTTATACAGATCTTGCAACTGATCGGTTTAATAAGATATCTACAGAATCTGAAGTCAGCGTTAAAGAGATGATAGAAAATCTCAAGCACAATCAAAAGGCTATAGCTGAATGGGCAGAAAACATTGCCCTTCTTGCCAGTCGTGGGTTGAACGAAGGCCTTCTTGAAGAACTGCGTCAAGCTGGTCCTAAGTCTGCCGGAGAAGTAAAGGCTCTTGTGGCGGCTTCGGATAAGGAAATACAAGAGCTTAATACAGTTATGGCAAAAGGCGGCGAAGTTGCCACTCAAGCATTGGCTGTCTCCGTAGGCTCAGGAGCCCCCCTTCTGGTGGAAGAGGGTAAGAGCCTCGTTGACTCTATTGCTGAAGGGCTTACAAGCACCTCCAGTGTAAACGACGCAATGGCGATGATGATTGACCATGCTAAGCGCGTTGGATTGCAAGAATTCAATTCTCCAGTGTTCCAAGAAATGGGGAAAGAAGTACCAGAAAAGGTCGCAAAAGGGATATCCTCTGGCTCTGGTAGCGTCAAATCAGCAATTACTCAAGTGGGTAAGGATGCTGAACCAGCAGCTAAGGACGCCGGTACTGGTATTGCTAAAGAAATGGAGAGCGGTCTTCAATCTAATTCGGATGCATTCAAACAGACCGGAGATAAATATGGTACTGACTTTGCTAATGCGGTAAGTAACACTCAGACAGCAGCTAAAACAGCAGGTACTACGGTTACTAATGCAGCAGAACAAGGTCTTAAGTCCAACCAAGCAGTCTACGGTCAAACAGGCACCAAGTATGGTCAGGATTTCTCCAATGCGCTGTCTAATACCCAAACGATGGCAAGGACAGCCGGCACAACAGTCACTAACGCTGCTGAACAAGGTCTTAAGTCTAATCAAGCAGTCTACGGTCAAACAGGCACTAAGTATGGTCAAGATTTTGCTAATGCGCTTAGTAATACCCAGACTAAAGCCAAAGAGGCTGGTATTGCCGTTGCCAAAGCTGCTGAAGCTGGAATCAAGTCGCTGTTAGAGCCTGTTAATGAGTTCGAGAAGCTTGGTGTCGCTGTTGCCGAAGGATTCATCAAAGGTATGGAGAGCATGCTTGCAGAGGTTATCAAAGCAGCCAAGAAGCTTGCTAGGTCGGCTAAGGATGCTATAGAGGATGAACTCGACATTAATTCTCCTTCTAGAGTTCTCTACGCCGATGGCGTCTATGGTGGATTAGGTTTTGTAAATGGCTTGGCTAGCATGATTGACGATGCGGCCAACATTGGTCGGAAGATTGGATCCGTCGCTATTGATAGTATCAAAGATGCAATCTCTAAGATTGACGACGTGATCAACTCCGACATCGATCTCGTCCCGACAATCACCCCCGTGCTCGATCTAACCAACATTCAAAATGGGAGTGCATCAATCAGCCGCATGCTCTCTGGGGTGCAAGTCGCAACGCCAACCATTAACAACGTTCGTCAAATCGCCAGCCAGATGGCTCGGAATGAAGTTACGAACACTCCTGGCGCCAAACAAACAACGGGAGAGACTAAGTTTGAATTCAACCAATACAATAACTCTCCTAAACCACTCAATCGTCTGGAGATTTACAGGCAGACAAAGAATCAATTTGCTCAATTGAAAGGACTGGTGGAAGGAGTATGATTCATAATGTAAGAGTTAGAAACTATCTTGGCGAAGAGATGGTCATGGAGCTGAGGAATCCGGAGAAATCTGGGTTCCTCGTCTTCAATATGACCGGTATTGGTCCAGAAAAGGCTGAGCTAAGAATGACCGATATCGTCACGGCTGATGGTGGAATCTACAACTCCTCTCGCCTTCCATCAAGAAACATTGTTATGAGTGTAAGATTCTTCTCATGGGAAGATAAGACCGTTGAAGAAATTCGACATGAATCATATAAGTATTTCCCAATAAAGAAGCCATTAACACTCTTTATTGAAACAGATAATCGAATCGGTGAGATAGTAGGTTATGTTGAAGCAAACGAACCAGTAATCTTTTCGAGGGAAACTCACACTCAACTTTCCATCGTTTGTCCCTTTCCTTACTTCTACGACGGAAGCGCTGATGGTAATAATATTACTGCGTTCTCTGGAGTAGAGCCTTTATTCGAATTCCCCTTCTCGAACGAAAGCCTTACAGAGCCTCTTCTAATTATGGGCAGTATTCAGGTTCATGCAGAAGGAGTAGTCGTATACTCTGGTGATTCTGAAGTTGGAGTAGTGATAACCATAGAAGCTCTTGGGCCAGCCAGAAACATTACACTGAATAAAGTTGATACAAGAGAGCGAATGTTTATCAATACTACAAAACTACAGCAAATGACTGGCTCAGGTATTGTAGCAGCCGATAGCATCATCATAACGACAATCAAAGGTCGAAAATCAATATTTCTACTTCGACAAGGAAGACTTACAAATATTCTCAATACTCTCGATAAGGGCGCCGATTGGTTTCAACTCGCTAAGGGTGATAATTTGTTTGCCTTCGAAGCAGAAGAGGGAATTGAGAATTTAGTATTTCGTATTGAGAATCGAACACTTTTCGAGGGGGTGTAGATTATAGATATTTACATTCTAGATCAAAGCTTCAAAACAGTTGGATTGATTGATTCGTTTGAATCTTTTATTTGGACAGACCGATATAACGCCTTTGGAGACTTTGAAATCTACACTTTGGTTAACAGTGATATTTTAAGGGATGCTCAGCAAGACTATTATATTTGGACGACGCAATCTGATCGAACAATGATCATTGACGAACGCATAATTAATTCAGATATAGAAAGCGGTGGACATCTAACCATTCGTGGCAGGTCACTAGAGTCCGTTCTTGATCGACGTATCATTTGGGTTCAAACTATTTTACGTGGAAATTTTCAAAACGCAATCCAACGACTTTTAAACGAAAACATTATCAATCCTACTATCTCATCCAGAAGAATAGCAAACTTCATTTTTCAGCCATCCACCGATCCACGCATTACAAGTCTAACTATTGAAACGCAGTTCACTGGTACAAACTTATATGAAGCAATAAAAGAATTATGCCAGGATAGAAACCTAGGGTTCAAAATTGTTCTCAACGCAAATAATCAATTTGTTTTCAGTCTTTATATGGGAATAGATCGGTCATATTCTCAAGATGTAAACCCTTATGTGGTCTTTTCTCCTGGCTACGACAACATTATCAACAGCAACTACTTAGAAACCAACAGAATACTGAAAACAGCAGCTCTTATTGCCGGAGAAGGAGAAGGAGTTGATCGTAGAACAACCTCTATTGGGGGTGGTTCAGACTTGGCAAGGCGTGAATTATATGTGGATGCTCGCGATATTTCATCCAGAACCGAGGATGGAGAGCTTACGAACACGCAGTATATTGCCAACCTTGTGTCAAGAGGCGAACAGCGTATGGCCGAGTATGTATTTGTCAAGACGTTTGAGGGTAATGTTGAAACGACTCAGATGTTTATTTACGGCACAGACTTCTTCATAGGAGATGTTGTACAAATCGTAAATGAATTTGGTCTAGAAGCAAGTACCAGGATTGTTGAGATTATATTCTCAAATAATAATGCAGGCAATGATGTTATACCAACTTTCAGCATTATTACTTAAAACGATATCCCCAAAATACCCCAGGGGAAAAATTCTGAAAAACAATTCAGAAAGGAGAGATGTCTAGATGGCTCTTACATTCGGTTTCTACAACTCCATCAATGAAGACAGACGCTACGACGCTATTCAAATGTCAAGCATATTTGATGGGATCATCAGAGATGGCATATTCATGCATGTCGGTACATCAATGATGGTTCGAGCTAGTAGCGGAATGATTGTAACTATAGGGCTTGGTCGGGCATGGTTTGATCACACATGGACTCTGAACGATGCATTATATCCCGTGACAATTGATCAATCAGAAGTAGTTCAAGATCGAATAGATACCATTGTATTAGAAGTTAATGCCACATTGCCAATCCGAGCCAATTCGTACAAGGTAATTAAAGGGACTCCATCAATTAGTCCAGTAAGACCGACATTGATTAAATCACCATTGGTTAATCAATACCCTCTTTGCGACATTCGTGTCAACAGAGGAGTAACCGTCATCAACCAAGCCAACATCACGAATCGTGTTGGTACATCAGACTGTCCATTTGTCACGGGACCTCTTGAGCTGATGAACATTGATGCTCTAGTGGCGCAATGGGGTGATGAATGGCGACACTTTTACGGTGCTCAAACGGCGTATATTACAAACACGACTGCTGAGCTTTTAGCCGCATGGCATGCGTTTTATGCGGAACAAACATCTGAAATAACTGGCGCTAATGAACTGTGGAGAGCTCAATGGGAGTCCTGGTTCAACTCAGAGACCGGTACTGCTACGGCTGAGATGGCTTTCTGGCGAAATGATCGTGAAGCAACGTTCAATGCATGGTTCGCGGCTCTACAATCCATGCTGGATGGCAATGTTGAAGCCAACATGGCTGCGGCGATCTTAGAGCTTCAAAATAGGACCAGTTTGCTTGAGGCATTTAAGGATACTTTGAGTAATGAATTTGCAGTAGTACATAATGTCGATGATGCTGCTGGTAATGCCATTGTTGATGAGTTAGGTAGGCCATTAGAAGGTAGGATTATCTTCTGCATCAAACCGTGCAGAGCAGAAACGCAAATGTTCCCTGTCAAAGACGATAGGAGTCGTAGAATTCTTGACAATTTCAGCAACCCAATACAAGGCAGAGTCTATCAAGCAATCTAATTTACATGTAATAAAGGGAGGATAAATTATGCGAATTCAAGATTATCCAAGAGTGCAAGTTCTTGATCCGAACAACATCTTTATTATTGATGGTCCGGACGGAACAAAAAGCGTTACCTTCAACGACTTGCAAAGAGCATTGAATCCAGAGGTTGCGGCCGCGATAACGGTTGAAATGCATCGCAACACATTTAGGGGTAAACATCTCGGGACTGTTGTGTCGACCCTTCAGCGAAATAACATTATTAATGGTACCTTCGAAGATCTATTTGTTGGCGATTATTGGGTTATTGGTGGAATAACCTGGCGAATTGTAGACATCAACTACTGGAAAGGTTGCGGCGATACGGAATTCACAGACAACCATCTTGTAATTATGCCTGACGATCAGCTTTACGCGGCACAGATGAACGCCACAAACATCACAACCGGAGGGTATCCTGGCTCAGCTATGCGGACTGCTAATCTTGCTGCGGCAAGGACGACGATCCAATCGGCATTCGGTTCCATGCTTAAGACAAAGCGTGCGCTATTTGAGAACGCGGTTACGAACGGAAGACCTTCTGCCGGCGCCTGGGTTGATTCAGACATCGATTTACCGAATGAAATCAATATGTATGGAAGCTTCATATTTAGACCCGCAAACGATGGAACAACAATTCCTTATAATTACACCATCGACAAGTCACAGTTTGCCTTAATGAAACTTGTACCAAGGTTTATCATTACAAGCCCGACAAGGCGTAGCTGGTGGTTAAGGGATGTCGTTTCGGCTNCGTATTTCGCCTATGTGCATAGCCTTGGTCATGCGGCTTACGCCGGTGCCTCGACCTCCATTGGAGTCCGTCCTTGCTTTGCTATTGGTTAATCTGCGGAGCTTGTCTCCGCGAAAACAAGAAAATTCCCCGGGTGAGATTTTTGGGAAAACAATTTGAAAGGAGATTTCTCGATGGAAAGAAATCATAGCATTACCTTGGCCAACGGAACTGTTATCGGCAATCTTGGACTTAACGGAAGCAACTATATTTCCGATACCGAAGTCAATCCGGCTATTTTTAGCAAAAAAAACTGCTCGCCGATAGTCTTCAATGATGGCGCAACAAATGAGGAGCATCCTCACATGGAGCTTGTCCACATCTTGAAAAATGAGGATGAATGGTGGATCGCGCTTCGTGATATTCCGGCGCCTGAAATCGCCGAACAAAAACTTCGAGCTGACGTCGATTACATCGCAATGATGACCGATGTCGATCTGTAAAGAAGGAGGTAAATCATGAGCGATAGGTATGAACTCGTAAAAGGCTACTATGACGATGGTCTTTGGACCGAAGCACAGGTTCGCAACGCCGTCGTAAAAGGATGGATTACGGAAGAGGAGTTTAAAACGATAACCGGAAATACATATAGATGAGTGTTATCGCAAGTAAACGGAATCCTTCAAGATTCGAACCGATTAAACATGCGGTTGACTTGAGGGTTCTATTAACAGCTCTCCTTGTCCGTAATTTTGGAATCAAAGACCTCGAACATGTAGTCAGAATTAAGTATGCTTTTGGTAAGGATCGAAAAGAAGACTTGCCAAAGTACATATTTATCATGGCTAGTTGTAAAAACAGGATTGACATGTTGGCAAGCCATATCGAAGCTAATGTAAGAGCGGCCAACACAATATATCCTGTTTCAATTGGCGAATGTGATCAGAGAAGAGAGTTTCAGAATGTCGCGATTGTAAATTGCGAACAACTGATATCTGAGCTGCAGTACATCGTTAACATGTTTTGGGTCGATATAAACGACTATCGTCAATACGTTGAGGCGATAGACCAGCAAATTGCCCTCATCAAAAAGTGGAGACAATCTGATAATAGGATACGCAAGAAGTTACTTAAGGGCGGCATCTGAGTGTGCGTTCGGCTACGAATTTCGCCAATGTGAATAACAATGGTAATGCGAATAACAACAGTGCCTCGAACTCCAATGGAGTCCGTACTTGATTAGCTCTATTACAAATAGGGATAAGGAGATGCCGTCCTTTCCTGCTTTTAGCAAGGATAAATAACAAAGCCGATGCGATTTACTACGGTAACTATTGCTATTACGGTGAATAATTTTATGAATTATAAAGCGATGATCTGTGACGCAAACCATTTGCACGATGCATATTTAAAGTCTATACAAAACAGCAAATGGAAGGAAACGACGCAGAAGTTTATTTTGAACCATCTGCGTCAAATATTTATGTTGCAACAGGAGCTTGAGGAAATGACTTACGAACCTGGGCAAGAAGGGGCTTTCACTCTTCGTGAGAGGGGCAAAATACGTCCAATCACAAGCCTTCAACCACGAGATAGAATAGTGAGGCATGTTTTATGCGATTATGTTCTTATGCCTGAAGTAAAGAAGAAGTTGATTTATGACAACGGGTCGTCTCTTCAAGGCAAAGGAATTTCTTTCGCAAATAAGCGTTTCAAGGCACATCTCAGAAAATAT